CAATGATTTCCATCGGGACATCAGCCTCTTCTCCTGGCCGCAGCAGGTACGGCCGCCCGTTGGTGCCAAAGAACTGTCCGGTCGGCGGAATGAGGTCGTTCTCTTCGAGGACGATTCGCATCCTTCGCGTGTCCCGCACAGGCGGAGGGGTACTTCCAACCCCGTGCGCCGCAAGCGCCGCGGCAACCGCCGCGTCAATCTGCGATTGCACATCCGGAAGCTCGTCGGTGTTACCAGTTACATCCGCGATAGCGCTCTTTGTCATAACTACATCCTCCAGTGGGGGTAATAGAAGTGGGGCCGGAGCCCCACCTCAACTTGTACTGCATTCGGCCTTATCCGTTACCGCGCGACGACGTAAAACGACTTGCTGGCGACCATCAATGCGGCCTTCACCGTTACAGTATTTGCCGCATTAATCACAATTGAACTTGACGTGCCCACCGTTCGGTCACCGTTGGCGGCCGTATCCAGCGTATGCGTTGCAGTCATGCCGTCAACTACCACGGATGTGAGTCGGTCGGTAAGATTGATGAATTCGACGATGCGCGGCTTGAAGCCAAAATCGAAGACGGTGTCAGCAGCAGCCACGGCGTCCGTCGTAAAAGTCATAACACAACAATTCGAGACCCCAGCGGTCTGGGTGACAAGCGAGGTAGCGATACCCATTTGATTCTCCTTAATCGTGATGGGGGGAGGCGAACGGCCTCCCCTCCAAGATGTTACGACGTGGCAGTGACTTCCGCACGCATCATGAACGCGTCCTGAAGAATGATCGCCGCCTGGTAGGCTTTCCAGCCGACCGTTCCACGCTGCCCCAGCGCATCGCCAGGAGCGGGCTTCGGATTCACGACCATCGGGACGATCGAGTCCTTGCCCTTGAGCGGCACGATCCCGAAGGCGTCGCGCGCAAGGTACAGAATCGGATACACGTCCCAGTTCGCACCAGTCGTTGAACGGTACGTCGTCGCGCCGCCAGTAGCGGCACCCGAGTCGGCGAACGGGGTGAAGATCGTCGAAGTCAGGTAACGAACCTGTTCAACCGCACCGATTTCGTTGGCCCACGGGGTCGTCGTACCATACTGCTTGGTCGGGATGAACCCGGACAATGTCCGGATGTCGGTTTCAAGGTCCGGATGGCAGAGCCCGATGTAGGCGGCTTCCACCGGTTCCGTACGGTAGTTCGCGTTGGACGCCAGGACCTTGGTAAACCGGCGAGCGTTCTGGCGATTCAGCGCGGTCGTGATAGACCGCTGGTTACCCAGCGTGATTGGACCGGCAACCAAGTTCCGTGCAGCAACCGTGGCCCCTGCCGCACCGATCAGAAACCGGTTGGTACCGGCCTTGAGGACGTTGTAGCGGATGGTTTCCAGTGTGTACGCGGCCTGCTCGCCGAGGATGTCAACAGCCTCCGAGAGCACCGGGTCTTCGTGGGTATCCATGACCACATCGGAGATCGTGATATAGTCGCCGTACTGGGCCAGAGTCGCCGTGTAGTCAGTGCTGGACAATTTACTCCCGCCAGGGGTAACGCCCTCAGTCAGCGGGGTTGTTGCCAGAGGGACGTAAAACGCCGCGCCGGCGCCGTTCAGGCCGCCACCATTCGGGCCGGCCGCACCGGTCGCGCCGGTCAAGTAGTATCGGCGCCACTTCGCAGACTTGGTCGAATTCTGCTCGATGGGTTGCGACTGCCCGAATTTCTCCAGGCACATCACGGGAGCCGCACGATCGAGCAGCTGCTTAATCACTTTCGCGGCGGTACGCGGCGAGATGTCGCCATAGCTAACTGCATTTGCCATTTACTTCTCCTATTCGGTTATGTGAGTGGTCGTAAGGCCACTCGCATTAAGCGGTTATGCGGCGTTCGCTTCTTCCCAGGCGGCGTCAAAATCCGACGGGTCTGGTACGCTTGTTGCTGCGCCGCGCTTCGTACCTACCGCCCCAATCGCTTTAGCCGCTTGTTTGGCCGCGTTAGAGAGTTCAGTCTTCGGTGCTGCAGACGGGGCGGGTTTCACTTTCCACCCCGTCTCATCCTTGAATCGCTGGATCATCGTGATGACCTCCTCGGATGTCCCGGAGGATACCACTTCCTTGCATGCGCGCTGTATAAACGCGGGCTGTGACTCGATCCACTGCATACACGGATTATAGACCTGATCGTAATCCGGGTGAGCATAATATATCGCATCCTGGTGGTCGTTTCCCGTAATAACGTTGACCGACTGCTGGAGCGGATTCAGTACCTTGCTCATCTCCGCGAAGGTGTAATTGACAACCTTCGCTTCCGACTGCCGGGCCATGAGCGAGAACATCCGGTACAAATCCGGCCAGTCCTCCTTGAGGGTATTCAGCTCGGCGATTTCCTCCGGGGAGTACAGTTCGGGTGCCTTTTGAGGCTCGGCCCTTGCCGGTGGATTTCGTACGGCTTCAAGCTCGGCGCGCAGGGCGGCGATTTCCGCCGCATAATCTATACCGTGATCGGGCGCGTTACGGCTATCAGCATCGGAGCTTCCACCAGCGGATTGTCCCGAATCATCCTCAACAGCTGCGTCTCCTCCCGATTCCGGAGGTTCCGCGCCACTATCAGCGCCATCCCCCGGCTCACCGGATTGTTGAGCATCGTCCGCAGCGACTGCTGCACTGTCTGCCGGCGCCGGCCAGGTATCGGTGTCATCTGTCTCTCCAATCGCTTCTGCAAACGAGTCGTTGAATTCTTTATTCGGGTCCATGGATATTCCTTCAGAATTGGATGGATGGGTCTGGTTCGTGTTGATAGTTCAAGAGCTTTCGATATGCGGCGACTTCTCCTTGCACACGCAGCAGCTCATCCTGAGAAACTCGCTCCAGTTTAGCCCGTGATTGCTCCAAGTGGATTGTTAACAGCTTGGAGAGGGCTTGGCCCGTTACGTCGTCCCGATGTTGGTACAGCACTCGGCGGGCGTCCTGCGCCGCCTCCTTGTGCTGCAGGAGCTTGTCCTTGATCATCACTCACTTCTCCTTCCAGAGTTCCCATTAAATTGTTGGCGAGATCGACCTGGGTTTTCGCAACTGTCGAGTCCGCTGCCGCGGCATTCTTGTCGGACTGCGTCAGCGCCTTGACAGCGTCCGCAAGCGTCTTGCGGACCTCCGCACGCAGGAGCGACTCAATCTGGTCATCCTTCGCCTTCTGGGCGGCGCTGGCATCCGCGTCACGGCGCTCGCCCTCGGCTTTCGAGCACATGATCCCTGAGCCGAGGTCGACATCACGTACCGCCAGGCGCTCTCGGAGCAGCTCCCACCGGTTAAGGTACCGCGCATCCTCCGGTGTCAGCGACATGGCAAGTCCGTCGAGGATCATCCCTCGGACTTCCTTGGCGATCAGGCTGGTCGCCCCACGCGGAATGACCTGGTGGTCACCCTGGATGCTTCGCTTCGGGTTGAACTGCATGTTGAACGCAACAATCGAGCTGATGACCGACTGGGTAAACAGGTCGAAGTTCCGGACGACATCCTTGAACGGGAGCGCCGCATCACCGCGAAGCATTGAAGCGCCGGTAGCTGTGCGGAACGGCTCGGATGGGCCTTTCTGCATGTCGCCGCCCGTCGCCGCCCCGACGAAAGTCTCTTCATCGGCGAAGTCTTTGAACAGCTTGATGACCTTCAGCAGCTCGTCCATGTGCGAATCCATTCGCACTTCCTTGATGGCGGGGACGTTCATATCCGCCCCCGTGTCCTCCCGATACCATACCTTGTACGCATGGATCGAAGTCAGGTCTTGCCCAGCCGCCATCAGCTGCGTATTGACCTCCAACTGCGGCCCACACGTCACGCTTGCGTTGTCCTGCAGCATCCGAGCGCCGCCGGCCACTGCCATCTGGCTGTCGCGCATGATATTCGGCAGTCCGTTGCCGGTAATCGTCGATTCGTCTTCCTCGAATATGAAGTGGTGGTACGTGTTCACCTTGAAACTGACGTCAAGCTGCACCCAAGGGTTCATGTCCGCCTTGATGATCTCGCCGTCGAGCATCCATACGATCGCTTCGATCTGGTCGCCGAGCTTGTCCTGGACGATCGGGAACCCCGCGGCGGCCATCTCATGCCCGGAGATGTACCCATCCCATATTAGGCACTCGTACTTCCGCCCGTCCTGCCCGCTGACCGCCTCCTGCACCCCCATGGATTTCAGGTCTGTCTCATACGTCCGTTGCCGGTAGTTACCCTTTGGGTGTTCGGCAAGGTACTTCGTAATCACGTCGCCGAAGAAGTCTTCCCGATCGGCAAGCTCGCGCACCTGCCTGCGCGACATGACCGCCCGCTGGAACTGTCCGTCCATCTGGTGCAGGTATTTCGCACTCATGTCTGGGTAGTAGTCCCACAGGGCGGTAAATTCAAACTGCGGCCGGAGGGCCGCGGATGTGGTTGGAACAACCAGCCCAGTATTCGGGTCCCTGCTCCACGTCCGCTGCTGCTGTGTCCTGGCAAACGGACCCTTCAATACCCCCATGCCATAGATGATTCCGCTCATCAGCACCTTCCGGCACAGCGACACGTAGTCCACCTGGCGGTCGCCACCGAGTTCCTGGAGCTGGTCCTCAACTTCCAGCGACAAGTTCTCGCTGCGCACCTTGGCAAATTCGATGATCGCCATCTCGATCATCTTGTCCTCCAGAGGCGTTTTGGGGTCTGCATCAAGCTGCAGAGAGTCGAGGACCAGCTGCAGGTCGGCTTCGGACAGGTTCGGTACCTTGGAGCAGGTAATGCTCCAGTTCTTCTCCGACGATGGGAACAACAGGTTCATCAGGCGGGAGAGCATCGACACGCACTTGACCCGTGTGAGCTTCGGATACGCCTTGCTTCGGGCCTTATCCAGTCCGCGCTCGACATCCGGGTCGTAAATCCCAAGGAACTGCCGTGCATTCTTCGCCCAGCGCATTTCTGCGAGCCTGCGGTCCTGCTCATAGATTCCGAACAGCGATGTGAGCCTTGCACCGAGCGCGCGGAGCTTGTCGGCGTCTTTGGTACGCGCGGAGGATTGGAGAATCGTTGTCGCCGGGTCTTGCGCGGCTTGAATGGGAG